CCAAACGACCCTCGGATCCCATGCTCTACAATCAGGCAACCGACCTCGTGACCCGTCAGACCGTATGGGTCGGAACCCAGGTTCTGAACCTGCCCACCTGGACCGGCGCCGAATGGAAATCAAACGGTAAGGGGCAGTCCCTTGGTAGTGATTTCGACGGTCTCTCTGCTGTTTCGTTAGCAGACCTTGCCACTGATTTTCAGGGGTGGGTCGGTCCCGGTCACCGTTACTGGTGCAACCCCGAAGCAAAGCGCCTCTCCTTTCCTGCCTGACCCCTCCCGTCGATCTGCTAGAATTCTTTCAGTTCCACCGACCCCCACCCCATGACCAGCACCACCATCGACGGCGTTCAATTCAAGGTTACCCGCCTCCCCGTGCGCGGACCCCGTAAGGGTGAGACCCTCTCCCGTAATTCTCAGCATGGGGCAGGTGCCGCCTTCGGATCCATTCGCGCTACCGATCTGCCTGCCGGTGGTGCCTCTCATGCCGTAGGCGCTGGTAAAGGGATGACCATCACCCGCGTCACGGGTTTGGGTCGGGTGATGGTCGCTGATCTTGAGGCAGTGATGATCCGTGCCCGTGACCAGTACCGGAGCGATCGCCGCGCTGCTGCCCGTGACCGTATCAGCGGCATGGTGTGACCCATATTCGTTCGTGATTTGGCAGTGTCCCGGTGGGGGCGCCGCCCGGTGGCGCGGGGCGCGTTGAAAAACGCAACACTACCCTAACCTACAAAGTGTTACCCAAGCGACATAAGTATCAGGCGCTAAATTAAAAAATTTTGCCATAAAAAAATCACCCCTCAAGTTTGATAATTCATATATAAAACAAAAAAAGCAAACTAATATTGTGTGCCCATGAAAAAAAATTTCGGTGAAAATATTCATCCCGTACAGATTGATCCAATTACTGGGCAATATTATGTAATCATTCCCGAATGGATGATGAATGAACTCTCTTGGTACGAAGATACTGAAGTAAAATTCAGTTTAGACGGAAATGATATTGTGATTAGCGAACATGAAGTAGATTGACAACTACTACATAATACTGTATGATACTGAAGTAACTACATTCAATTATGGCTAAAGGATTTACTGTTAAAGCAAAAGCACCCATTGCAAAAACTACGGAACAGGAATGGGACTATGACTTGGCAAGACAAATGGTTCAAGGCAAATCCGTTGTATTTTGCCTACCAGGAAGAGGAGTTTCTTATACTTATCTGAAGAACTTTGTACAACTCTGTTTTGATTTAGTTCAAGCCGGAGCAAGTATTCAGATTTCACAAGACTACTCTTCAATGGTGAACTTTGCACGTTGCAAATGTCTTGGAGCAAACGTACTACGTGGTCCCGATCAAATTCCTTGGGACGGCAAACTCAAATATGATTGGCAACTCTGGATCGATTCTGACATTGTATTCAATACCCAACAATTTTTTCAACTGGTTTTAATGAATCGTGATATTGCATCTGGATGGTACTGTACCGAAGATGGTAACACAACATCAGTCGCACACTGGATGGAAGAAGATGACTTCCGTAACAATGGTGGTGTAATGAATCATGAAACAATTGAAACAATGAGTAAGCGTCGTAAACCATTCACGGTTGATTATGCCGGATTTGGTTGGTTATTAATCAAGAACGGAGTTTTTGAACATCCAGAAATTAAGTATCCTTGGTTTGCACCAAAGATGCAAGTCTTTGAATCTGGTGAGGTTCAGGATATGTGTGGAGAAGATGTAAGCTTCTGTTTGGATGCAAAAGAAGCAGGATTCGAAATCTGGTGCGATCCTCGTATCAGAGTCGGTCACGAGAAAACACGAATTATCTGATTTAAATGTTTAACAACTCTACGAAATATAATATCCTATGTAAAGGACGTAAAATTTACATCGATCTTGCAGAAGAAGAATATTTCAATACAATGGAGGATCTGGCAATAGAATTCTATGAGTCAGGTTCTCCACATCCTGAAGAACTTGAAACTGAAATTATAGAGGTTACTTATGGAAATTAAAAAATCATCAGGCAGTGCAAATCTCATTGAGTCGAGTCCTAAAAATACTCGTCAAGGATATGGGTCTAATACTAAATATGCCGCTTCTTCTCGGAATAAAGCTCGTAAAAAGTATAGGGGTCAAGGAAAATAATAATTTACCTCTCGAAAGGGAGGTTTTTTAATGTTTCTAAATAATTGCCTGGTGGGATTATTATGCCTTGGAAAAATTCTCAATGGGTAAACACCTCCTATTGGAGGTATATGACGTTAAATTTGATTTATTAAATAATGGGATTGCCATTCAAGATGCAATGGAACGCGGTATTAAACATGCCGGAATGACAATTCTCAACATTTATCAATACTGCTTCATTCCACAAGGAGTTACCATTGTCATTGCACTTTCCGAAAGTCACGTATCATGTCACACCTGGCCAGAGAACGGAACAATTGCAATCGATGCTTATACTTGTGGAGAAGGAAATCCCAAATTAATTGTTTTAGAACTATTAAAATACCTTGATTCGGATAATTTTAAACTTAGAGAATTAAATCGTTAAATAGAAACAAGGAGATAGAAACCTCCGTTATAAAAGTTCTGTTTTATTCACTAAAACAGGAGTTCCAAATGTCTAACTTACCAGTCGATAGAAACTCAGATTATATGAAAGAAATGTGGGGAACCTCAAAATTAATCACCGATTATGATTCAACTCCCCCACAACGTGTAATTCAAGAGATTATGCACGATACGGCACCAAAGCACGACTTTAAAAAACAAATCGAATTACATGAAAAAATTCGTAATGATGATGATTATGATGATTGGTCATACGGAACAGAACCATCATATGGTTCACCTTGGAAATGACTATAAATAAAGCAAGAACCTTTTAATCCAATGGCAATTCAAAGGATATCTAGATCATTTAAAGATATTAGTTTATCCTTTGAACCACATCCAGTGACAAAGGATTTGCCGATATTACTTAATGAGAATGCGATTCGTAGATCGGTCAGAAATTTAGTAGAGACAAAACTTACCGAGAAATTTTTTAATTCATCTTTTGGGTCTCAAGTTTATTCTAGTCTATTTGATTTCGTCGATTATGGTACTGCGGCAAATATTCAGGCACAAATTGAAGCAGTAGTTACAAATTATGAACCTCGTATTAATAATCTTGAAGTATTGGTAGATCCACAACCAGATAATAATGCATTTTCAATTTCCTTGATATTTGATATCGTAGGACAAGAATTTCCAACACAAGAATTTTCATTCATATTAGAGGCAACAAGATAAAATGCCTTTTACTAAGTTTACAAATCTGGATTTTGATCAGATAAAGGTATCCATCAAGGACTATCTCCGTGCGAATTCAAACTTCACGGACTTTGACTTTGAAGGATCTAACTTTTCGGTTCTGATCGATACACTTGCATATAATACTTACATCACAGCATTTAACTCAAATATGATTGTGAACGAATCCTTCTTGGATTCTGCGACACTCAGAGAAAATGTCGTGTCTCTTGCAAGAAATATTGGTTATGTTCCACGATCCAGAACCGCCTCTAAGGCACTTGTTTCTTTTGACGCCCAAATAGATGCGGCAGTCAGTAGTGCCACTCTCACGCTTCAGGCAGGACTTGTATGTGTTGGAAATATTGATAATACATCTTATATTTTTTCAATACCAGAAAATTATACGGCAAATATTGCAAACTCAGTAGCATCATTTACGGACTTAGAAATTTATCAAGGAACTTTTCTCAAAAAACAATTTGTGGTTGATGGTTCATTGGATCAAAGATTCGTTATTGATAACCCATATGTAGATACATCAACCATTAGGGTTTATGTAAAAGGTCCTACAGATAGTGGTAATGGAATAGAATATGCTCATGCGGATAATATTTTTCAGATCAATGGAACTTCTAACATCTATCTTCTTCAGGAAGTTCAGGATGAAAAATATGAACTTCTTTTTGGTGATGGGATTATTGGTAGAAAATTAGAAAATAATGCAGTTATTACAGTATCATATATTGTTACTGATGGTATAGATGGAAACGGTGCCGCTAAGTTCTCTTTCTCTGGAGCATTTAAAGGGTCATCAGATCAACCAATTACTGCTCAAAATTCAATTTCAATTACAACGGTTCAATCTTCAAAAAATGGTGGAGAGATTGAATCGGTTGATTCAATCAAGTACTTTGCTCCCAGAATATACTCTAGTCAATACCGGGCCGTTACAGCACGGGACTATGAAGCAATTATTAAATTAATTTATCCAAATGCAGAATCTATTTCAGTTATTGGTGGTGAAGATTTAACTCCACCAGAATATGGATCAGTAACAATTAGCATTAAACCAAAGAATGGAACTTTTGTTTCTGACTTTGATAAATCTCAAATTTTATTCAAATTGAAGCAATATTCTCTTGCAGGTATTAATCAAAAAATTAATGATCTCAAAATTCTTTATGTTGAGATCGATTCCTCAATTTACTATAATTATTCCCAAGTTTCTTCAGTAAATGATTTGAGGGCAAAAGTAATTCAATCTTTGACAACTTATTCAAATTCTATTGATTTAAATACATTTGGAGGAAGATTTAAGTATAGTAAAATTCAACAAATTATTGATAATACCGATATATCAATTACATCAAATATCACCAAGGTTAAGATAAGAAGAGATTTGAAAGCCCTTTTAAATCAACCAGTTCAGTATGAATTGTGCTTTGGAAATAGATTTCATATCAATTCGTTAGGTGGAAACATTAAATCAACTGGGTTTACAATTTCTGAACAGTCAGAAATGATTTATATTACAGATACTCCAAATAAAAATATCGATGGAACTCTTGATGGAAGTAATAAGGGAGTTTTGGCATTGTTTAAGTATGATCAAAGTGGAACTATACAAATCATTTCCAAATCAGCTGGTTCTATAGATTACTCTAAAGGTGAAATTATTCTTGGACTTCCAGAATATGTTGTAATTACATCTACACAAAAGAGCAATGATATAATTGAAATTCAAGCATATCCAGAATCAAATGATATTATTGGATTAAAAGATCTTTATATCTATTTTGATGTTACAAAAAGTTCAATAAATATGGTTAAAGATGTTATTTCATCTGGAGATAATATATCTGGTGTGACTTTCTCACAAGATTATTACACATCAAGTTATTCAAATGGGGATTTAACGAGGTCATAAGATGATAGAAACTGGTTTTGATACTAGAGTAAAGATTCAGCAAATTGTAGCAAATCAATTACCAGAGTTTATACTAGATGAAAGTCCTAAAACTCCAGAATTTTTAAAGCAATATTATATCTCCCAAGAGTATCAGGGGGGTGCAGTTGATATTGTCGAAAATTTAGATCAATATTTAAAACTTGATAATCTCATTCCTGAGGTTGTTGTTGGAGTTACTTCTATTTCTACAAATTTATCCGTAACTTCTGGAATAGTTACTGTAACAAGTACGAAGGGATATCCAAATCAATATGGACTTTTAAAAGTTAATGATGAAATCATTACCTATACTGGAATCACCACCAATACTTTCACTGGATGTATTAGAGGATTTAGTGGAATTACCAGCTATCATGCACCAAATAATCAAGAAGAGTTAGTATTCACCCAAACTAATGCATCTTCCCATACCAGTGGTTCTAAAGTAGAAAATTTGAGTTCTCTTTTTCTAAAAGAGTTCTATAAGAAAATCAAATATACTTTTACTCCTGGACTCGAAGATACAGATTTTATTCCAGAATTGAAGGTTGGGAATTTTATAAAACAGGCAAGAGATTTTTATAAAGCAAAAGGTACTGATCAATCATTTAAAATTCTTTTCAATATTCTTTATGGAGTAAATCCTAAAGTAATTGATTTAGAACAATTTCTAATTAAACCATCTTCTTCTATTTTTGTAAGAAGGCAAATTGTTGTTGCAGAAAGAATTTCTGGAGATCCAAATAAACTTGTTGGTCAAACGATTAGAAAATCAACAGATTACGGAACTAACGCTTCAGTTTCCGAAGTTGAAATTTTAACTAGAAAAAATAAAGTTTATTATAAATTTGGTCTTTATGTTGGATTCGATCAAAATAGTCAAATTCAAGGTGATTTTAATATTTCACCAAAAACAAAAGTTGTAGAAAATGTATCTGTAGGCGCATCAGTTATTACTGTAGATTCCACAATCGGATTTACTACTTCTGGGTCAGTTGTATCTGGAAACAATGTCATTTCATATACTGATAAAACTATCAATCAATTTTTAGGATGCTCTAATGTAAAGTATGCAATTGCAACTGCTGACGACATTAAATCTGATGAAACTTATTATGGATATGAAGATAATGATTTAACTAAAAAGGTTGAAATAAGAATCACTGGTGTCATTAGTGATTTTACAAATTTAAATGATTTTGGATTATCAATCGAAGGTGAGGAAATAAAAGTTTCCCATCTTGGAAAAATTATTCAAAATCCAGAATCGAATAAAACCTATAGGGAAATTGTTGCAAATTCATTCATTTATAATACTAGTTCCAGATATTTTGTTAAATATTCTTCTGGTTCATTTAATACAAATAGTGCAATTGATAAATCCAGTTTAAAATATGGAGATTCTATTGAGGTATTAATTAGAGGATCTCAAACTGTAGTTTCTTCACCAACAACTATTGCATCTATTACCAGTATTTCTGGCAATACTATTAATGTTACAAATCTTTTAGATTTAAATGACCAAACATTTGATCCAACAGATTCTACCAAATTTTATTATGGTAGGGATCTTGATATTAGAAGGAAAATCAAAAAGGCAAATAGTTCCGGAGCTTCTTTAGAATATGGAAATGATACTTTAATTTGTGACGTTCAAAATGTATATGATGACAATAATGGCAATTTATACGTAGCATCAAATTCTTTACCATCTTATAATATAACTCAGAATATATTTGAAGTTAGTGTTCCAACTGCAAACGATACATATCTACAAAATAAGGATCCAAATACACAGAAATATTCCACAATTTCTTTTGATTTTTCTTCCGGATCTATTAACGGATCAAAAGGATTTACTCAAGTACCATTTTTAACTGGTGATAGAATTTTTTATTCACCAGAAGATATTGCAATTACTGGATTAGAAAGAGGATTCTATTATGTTGAAGTTGTTGATACAACTAAGATTAGATTATATGCTTCACAATCATTTATTGTAACTCAGAATTATATTCCATTAGATATACCATTTAATGTGAGTGGTACACATACTTTTACTATAGATGTCCAAAGATCCAAGAATATCTCTTCTCAAAAATTATTAAGAAAAATTCCAATTGATGGATTAAATCCAACAGATTCTGGAGATACTACAACTCCAGGACCAATTGGTATACTGATCAATGGAGTTGAAATTGAAAATTATAAATCTTTAGATAAAGTTTATTATGGTCCAATTGATTCAATCGATATTTTAAATAGTGGCAGAGATTATGATGTTATTAATGCGCCATTAATTACTGTTGAATCGGGTGTTGGAGTTACTGCATTAATTAATCCAGTTATAACAGGATCTATTCAAAAGATCTTTGTAGACCCACAAGATTTTGACTTGGATGTTGTAGTTTCTATTGCAGTTTCTGGTGGAAACGGCACTGGTGGAGTTTTTGAACCTATTTTAGAAAAAAGACGTAGATCAGTTTATTTTGATGCCAGAGATACTAATAATTCTGGTGGAATAGATTTATTAAATGAAACGATTACATTTAAAACTAATCACAATTTTGCAGATAAGGAATCCATAATTTATAGTAAAAATGGAAATTCTTCTATAGGAATTGGAACTTATGGTGGATTAAATGCGGATACAAATTTATATTTAAGAGATGGTGGTGTTTATTATGCAAAAATTATTAATTCTAAGACAATTCAATTATATCAATCATTATCCAATTTCAATTCCGGAATTAACACTGTTGGTTTTACTACAATTAACACATATGGAATTCAAAAATTCCAAACTTTATCCGCCAAAAATACTTTATCTGAAATCAAAATAGTTGATGGTGGAAGTGGATATTCCAATAGAAAATTAATTGTAAATCCAACAGGAATATCAACATTCGATCATACAATTAATTTTTCCAATCATGGATTTAATGATGGAGATCTTATAACATACACTTATGATATTGCTGCAATTTCTGGAGTTTCTTCGTCCAATCAATATAAAGTACTAAGAGTTGATAGTAGTGCATTCAGATTGTCAAATGCTGGAATTGGCGGCACATATCTTTCAGATTATCAAAGAGGAAAATATGTAAAATTCTCTTCTTCTGGATCTGGTTATCAATACTTCTCATATCCAAAAATTGTTGCAAATGTTAATTATTCTGTAGGAATTAATAGTGTAACTGTTGGAATTATAACTGCAACACCAATTGTTAGAGGTTCAATTGTTGATGCATATCTATACGAATCTGGAACAAATTATGGATCCACAATTTTAAATTTCCATAAGAGACCCAAAATTTCTATCAATAATGGTACTGATGCCGAAATAGTTCCCGTAATTATTGGAGGTTCAATACAATCAATCCAAATAAAGTATGGTGGAAAAAATTATTATTCAATTCCGGATATTAATGTAATTGGTGATGGTAGTGGTGCTATATTGAGACCATCTATTTCAAATGGAAAAATAGTACAAGTTTTTATTCAAAATGGCGGGCAAAATTATACAGTAGAAAACACATTCATTAATGTTATACCTGCTGGTAAAAATGCTATCATTGAATCATCTATTAGATCCCTTACTTTAAATAATAATTATCGATTTGATAATGAAATTATTACTGGTGAAGATTCATTGAAATATTCTATTGGTGGATATATTTCACAAGTAAGGAGTGTTTTTAATGATAACAGTCAAACTACAAATTCACACTCGCCATTAATTGGGTGGGCTTATGATGGAAACCCAATTTATGGTGCATACGGATATCCAGATCCAACTACGGTATCCGATTGTAACGCATTAAAACCTGGATATAGTTTAGATTCTAATAATATTTTTAATAGACCACCATTAACTAATTTCTCATCAGGATCTTTTGTTGAAGATTATGTTTTTGATAATTCTGGTGATTTGGATCATTCAAATGGAAGATTTTGTAAGACTCCAGATTTTCCATTAGGTACATATGCATATTTTGCCGGTATAACAACAGGATCTAATCAGATTTCACCAATATTCCCATATTTTATTGGAAATAAATTTAAGAATACCGTTATTTCGGAAAATAAAACTTTAAACCAATCTTTTGATTTTAATAGTTCATCACTAATCAGAAATACTCTCCCATATAAAGTTAATGATGAATATGCGGATAATGATTTTATCATAGAATCAAACGAAATAGTAAATCAAAAAGTAATAGTTGATTCTATTTACAAGGGTAAAATAGAAGGTTTTAATGTTCTAAATGGTGGTAGTGGATATTCTGTTGGAGATACTTTAGTATTTGATAATACGGGAACATTTGGAAGTAATGTAGATGCAAAAGTATTCACCTTAGTTGGTAAAGATATTGTCAATGTTAATACATCTATAGAAACTTATAATAATGCAATCTTTACAAGAAAAGATGGAAATTCGATTGAAGTAACTACTCTTCCATATCATACTTTTTATGATGGTGATGATATCACTGTATCTGGATTTTCAACATATCTGAGTAGTTTAAATGGTTCTTATCCTATTGGTGTTACTTCCTACAGTACAACTTTAACTAACTACATGTCGCCAGCGATATCAGTCGGATTGGTAACGGACATTTATGTTGCAAATGTGCCCCCCAACATTTCTATTGGTAGCAGTATTAGTGTTGGCATAGGATCAGAAATTCTTTCAGTCATTTATATTTTTGACGCAAGTAATGTTATAAGAGTTAAGAGGTCCTCCATTGGGGTTGCTTATACTACAACAACAATCATTAATTATCTACCAAATACATTTACTATTAATAATAAAACATCATATTTTGACTCCACTTTAAACAATAAAGTATTTTTTAATCCAACAGAATCTGTTGGATTGGGAACATTAGTTGGTATTGGAACAACAGTTCGTTATAAACTTAATGGTCAAAATTATATTGGTATTGGATCAACAGGAATTTCTGCTCTGTTAAGAACCATTCCAACTCAAAGCATTTACATAAAAAATCATCCATTTAAAGATAATCAGCAAGTATTATTTAAAAAACCAGTTGGAGTAGCAGCAACTGCTATCATTGTATCGGCAACTGCTACGGCAACAACCACATTTACACTACCTTACCCAACAGATACTCAAGTTGTTTATGTAACGAGTAAATCAAGAGATACAATTGGAATCAAAACTCAATTAACTTCTAACGAATTATTCTTTATTCAAAGCGGAACAGATAATTATGAATATTCTATCGAATCCGTTTTTCCACAATTAACTGGTAAAATTGATAAGATAAAGGCAACTGTTGCTGTTGCAACGGCACATGAACTTTTACAGAATGACACAATAAAACTTTCAATTGAACCAAATCTTTCAGTTGGAATAGGAACTTCAAGCTCCATCTATGTTTCTTATTATAGTGCTAAGAAGAAACTTATTTTTAATCCGATTGGATTTACTTCTGTTGGCATTAATACACTCAATAATACTATCAATTTACCAAAACACAATTTAAATACTGGAGATAAAATATTTTATAGTGCAGATGATTCTGCGGCATCAGGATTAACAACTGATGGATATTTTGTTTATAAAGTTAATGATGATAATATTCAATTATCAGAAACCTATAGTGATACAATTTCAACTCCACCCACTGTTATTACTGTTGCCGGATCTTTGGGAGTTGGGACTGGCGGAAATTATCAAAAAATTGGACTTATAAATCCACAGATTAAATCAATTAAGGGTAATGATTTAGTATTTAATTTATCGGACACTTCTTTATCTGGATATAATTTTAAAATATACACTGATGTCCAATTTAAAAATGAATTCGTTTCCATCGCAGGAACAAGTTCATTCAGTGTGATTGGAATTGGAAGTCTTGGAACTGCTTCTGCAACTAAAACAATACAATATACTCAACAATTACCTCAAACACTATTTTATTCATTAGAAAAATCTGGATATCTTAGCACTTCTGATAAAGATGTTAATAATTATTCCCAAATAACATTTATTGATAGTTTATATAATGGTGATTATTCAATTTCTGGTGTAGGGACAACTACATTTAGTTTTTCTTTACAATCAATCCCAGAGAGAACAATTTATAATCAAAATGATTGCTCATTAATAAAATATACAACTAAATCAAAAATTGCAACTGGTGGAGTTGATAAGATACGGATTATTTCTGGTGGATATAATTATAAAAAACTACCAAAAATAAGTTATATTGATAGTCAATATGGATCAAATGCATATATTATTCCAACTTCATCAACAATTGGAAAAATAAATGAAGTAAAAATTATAAATGAGGGATTTGAATATGCTTCCGATAAAACTTTGCGACCATCGGCAAGCATATCAAATTATCTTGTAATAGATTCTTCAAATACACTTACCGGAATTAATGTTGATTATGGTGGTAACTACTACTCATTTGCCCCAACCGTAGTAGCTGTAGATTCGGATACTGGAAAGGAAGTTGAGGATTATGTTTTAAATGCATCTCTTAGTGGTTCCAGTATTCAAAAAATTGATATTGTAAAAAGTCCAAAAGGTCTCCCATCAACTCCAATAAAAATATTTACTACAAATAATGCAAATGGAATCTCAATAGACACAATTGTAACTTCTCAAGCAGGTATTGCTACCTGCACTTTGGTTACTCCAGTATTGGGATTTAGTACAACTATTTTTGGTATTGGTGACAAAGTTTTTGTTGAAGGTATTAAGCAGTCTGGGACAACTGGAACAGGATATAATTCTGCAGATTATGGGTACAAATTTTTTACTGTTACAAATTGCCAAAATACAATTCCTGCAACGGTTGAATTTTCAGTAGCTTCTTATGCCAGTAATCCAGGTATTGCCAAAACAGTTCAAGATTCTTTTGGAACTATTATTAAATATGAAGATTATCCACAATTTACTACTTTCCAAGAACCATCAACATTTATACTTGGTGAAAAATTATCATCTTCTACTGGGTCAGCATTTGTTGAAAGAGATTTGGTAATCACAGAATATGATGAAAATTCAATAAAGGCAATTGGATCATATTCCCTTTCACCTGAAGAACGTATTAAAGGTCTTATATCTGGATCTGTTGCGACAATCAATACTATTGTTGATAGGCAAGGAAGATTCGAAACTGATTATTCGACAAAGAGTAATTATGATTGGATTGATCAAGTGGGAAGATTGAGTGATGATGTTCAAGTAGTAAATGACAATGACTATTATCAAAATCTTTCTTATACTATAAAAAGTCCAATTCAATATGATGAATTAAGAACTTCCGTAAATTCCCTACTTCATACGACTGGATTGAAAAATTTTGCTGATACACAAATACAATCAGTTTCAAAATCTGGATTAGGTTCTACTGATGGCACAACAGTTATCTATGATATTCAAAGCGAAAATAGAGTAGATGCTATCAATTCATTTGATTTTGCAATTGACATAAATGTATCTGATAATAAATCAAAATTTCTAAAATTAAAAAATAAAAAGTTATCCAGTTATATTGAATGTAGATCTAATAGAGTACTACAAATAGATGATGTATCGTCACAGTTTACAAGCAATGATGCGGTAGTATCTGGTTATATTGACCTAATTACTTATAATCTTCCAGATAGTTTTGGGACATATTTGGTACAAATTATCAATACTTCGAAGAGTATATACCAATTTACTGATTTAGTTGTTCTTGTAGATAATGATTATAATGTTTTTACTCTTGAAAGAGCATCTCTAAACAATTCTTCCATCAAAATTGGAAATTTAGATGGATATGTTGACGATTCATTGGGAACAATTAGTTTAAGATTTACTCCGTTAGATCGTTTTAATGATGACTATGACATCAAAATGATCAAATCAAGCTTCCCAGGAGCGAATATTGGAATAGGAAGTACAAATGTGGGATTTGTAAAATTGACAAATTCTGGTTCTTATGTTTTCCCAGGAATTGCTACATCAGTTGTATCAGTAGCGACAACAAATAATTATAATTCATTTTATGGTGCATTCCAAATAATTAACAATGATACAAATTATATGGATTTTGTTGAAATGTATATGACATATGATGGTCAAGATACATATATGACTCAATATTATTATGATACGAGTTCATTATTGAACAATTACTCCAGCCAATTTATAGGAACTTTTGGGGCATCAGTTTCATCTGGAGTTCTATCAATAGATTACACTAATGATACTTCAAATTTAGTTACTATAAATTCAAAAATAGTTGGATTTGGAACAACTTCTATTGGAATTGGAACTTATAGATTTTTAGTTCCTGGTCAAGATAATGGATATGAAAGAACTGTAAGATATGAATCCATATACTCAAAAGTTTCAACTGCATCAACTATTATTTCTTATTCAAATATTGAAATTGGTTGTTTCAAAGCAAAAATTAATTTAAGTATTGGATCAACTAGTGAATTGCATCAGATTATGTTTGTATCTGATGGCGTGGATAGTTTTATAACTCAATATCCAATTTTATCAACTAATGAATCTTCCGGAATTGGAACTTTTGGAACTACTTATTCTTCACTTTATAATCAACTATTGTTTTATCCAAATTCAAGTTTGGGTGGAAATCAAGTTGATGTCAAAATTTATAATGAAGTATTTTACATTGAAGCAGATTATAATAACCAACCACCAAATTTAATTTATGGTATTGGGGAAGACGCATTTACTATTACTCCATATAATGGAATAAATGCAAGAAGAATTAATAAATTGGATTATGAACTGAATTATCAAGGAATTCCAATTTATAAAAAAACATTTAATCCATCAGATACCACTCAATTAAATTCAACCACTGGAGTTATTACAATTCCAAATCATTTCTTTAATACTGGTGAGGAATTAATTTATAATCCAGCAACAACTTTCTTAGGTATTGGTGTTACTTCTGTTGGAATAGGTTCCACATTAAGTTATACTGGTGTTGTAACTTCATTCTTACCACCAAGAGTATATCCAATTAAACTTGATAATAGTAATTTCCAATTAGCAACAAGAAAAGAATATGCCCAATTAGGAATTTATGTTACATTCACTTCATTTGGATCCGGAAATAATCATGAATTGGAAATGACCAAGAAATTGGAAAAATCTTTAATTACAGTTGATAGTGTTGTTCAAGCACCTCTTGCATACTCCCTACTTGATTACACTTTAAAGTATAACTCAGATTTGGTTGGTATAAGTAAAACTGGTATCATAGGAATAAGTACAAATATAATTACTGGTATTAATACTTCAGGAATAGCAGTTGGTACATTAATAGGTTCGGTTGGAATACTATCTTCCGGATCTCAAGTAACAACAATTGGAATTAGCACCCTCTCAATTAATACGATCTCACTCCAAGGAGTAAGTACAACAACAACCTTTAATTTTGGTGGTGGAATTGGTGCGGGTAATACTTATTTTTCAATCAGTGGAATTTCATCCATTAAACCAGCAGATCTCCTCAAAATTGATAACGAATATGTTAAAGTAGTTACAGTGGGACTTGGTACGACTAGTGGGGCAACTATTACGGGTATAGGAACTTATTATCTTAATAATATTCAAAGAGGATATGCAGGAACAATTGCAACTTCACACTTCAATGATTCGCCAATTTCTCTTTATAGGGGGGCATATAATGTAGTTGGAAATAAAATATGGTTTACTGAACCTCCAAGAGGAAACGCTGTAACACAAAGAGATATTAGCAATTTAGAGCAACCAAAATCATCCTTTACTGGAAGAGTATATCTTAGAAAAGATTATACGACAAATACATTATATGATAATATTTCGGAGAAATTTACTGGAATTGGGCAAACTTATATTTTAACATTGAATGGGATGAATACTACGGGTATTGGTTCGACCGGTGGTAATGGTATTCTTTTTATTAATAGTATTTTCCAAACTCCATCAACACAAAATAATACTGGAAATAATTTTAATGTAGTTGATAATGCAGTTCTTGGAATCACTAGCGTGGTATTCAGTGGAATTACTTCAACAAATGGAATGATTGTTAAATCTGATGCTGACGTTAATCAGAATCAACTTCCAAGGGGTGGTATCATTGTTTCTTTAGGATCTAGTGAAGGGACTGGGTATGCCCCTCTGGTGGGCGTAGGAAGCACTGGGGTACAAATTACCCTTAGTGGAGGATCAATTTCTTCAATTGGATTTACAACTTCTTTCATTGTTGGTGTAGCGGTTACTGGATTAATTGGAATTACAACCAATGAGATTACAGGCATTACTACCAATTCCATTTCTGTTGGACAGCAACTTCGGGCAATTGGTGTCGTCACAACCGAAACATATGTAACCTCTATTGGATTTGGAACTATTTTTATTAATAGTAATTCTACGAATGCAGTTGGAATAGCAACAACATTTACATTTAGGTCGGAACCAAATTTTGGATCTGGATATTTTGGAACAGTATCTATTGGAATATCTGATATAACTGGATCTGGAGCAGTAGTTTATGGAAGAGTTGGTTCTGGTGGATCTATTTCTGGATTTATAATTGAAAATGGTGGAAGTGGATATACAAATCCATACGCGCAAGTTGCACCACCAAGTTACGAAAATCTTCCAGTCATTGGTATTTCCAGATTAAGTGTTGGATCAACTACCGATACTGGAGTAGGATTATTGATGAACATAACTGTCGGACCTAATGTATCTGGCGCTGCTTCAACATTCTTTGATGTACAATCATTCAAATTTACCAGATCTGGATACGGATTCCAAATAGGTGACACATTTAAACCTATAGGTCTTGTAACTGCAAAGGGACTTTCGGCACCTGTTAAGGAATTTAAATTAACAGTTCTTAGCACATTTACTGATTCATTTGCTGCTTGGCAATTTGGTGAAATGGATTATATTGATTCCATCAAATCATTACAAGATGGTGGTAGAACACGATTCCCACTTTTTTATAATTCACAATTATTGAGTTTTGAAATCAATCCCAATGATCAAGATTCTGCCAGTATTGATTTAGGTCCAGTTCTACTTATTTTTGTTAATGGTATTGTTCAAGCTCACGGCGATACTTATGAATTTGATGGGGGATCATCATTTGTCTTCAAATACCCACCATTACCAGAAGATAATATTTCAATTTTCTTCTACAGAGGAACAAGAGGTCAAGATAGTGTTTTAACAACAGTTAATGAAACTATTAAAAGGGGAGATACTGTACAATTATTTAAAAATCCAACAGTATCTGGAATTACAACCACTCAAAATTCGAGATTGATTTCTTATATTTCTGCTTCGGATAAAGTTGAAACTAATATCTATAGGGATCAAGGAATTGATGTTACAAATTACAAACCCTTAAGATGGACAAAGCAGAAAGTTGATTCTAAAATCAATGGGGAAATTGTTACCAAAACTAGAGATTCAATTGAAGGTGGAGTTTATCCAACTGCAAGAATTATTAAAGATTTCAAGTCTTCAGATACTGAAATATTTGTGGATGATGCAAATTTCTTTAAATATGAGCAAAATCAAACATCTGGATATACAAGTCCAATTACAATTAGTAGTTTCGATGCATTAATTGTTAGTGGAAACGATGATCCCGTATCTGCTGCATTAACAGCAACAGTTTCGGTTACTGGAACAATCTCAGCATTAACAATTACTTCTGTTGGATCTGGATACACTGGAACAACAATTCCAGTAAAAATTTCTCGTCCACCAGTTATTGGTATTGGCATTGGATCGACTGCAACTGCAACGGTGAGTATTTCTAATGGATCAATTTCATCTCCAGTAATTACCAGTTCTGGATATGGATATACCAATACTAATCCACCTCAAGTTATTGTTGCATATCCAGATCCAATTTTTGAAAAAATTGGTGGAGCATCTTTAGTACAAGGATTCTCTGGTATTATTACTGGAATTGGAACCACAACAGGAACAAATGGAAATCCTCTTGCACTTAAATTTTATTTGAATGTAACTTCTCCAAATTCATTCCCATCAGGATTGAGTACTAATTATCCAATTTATATTTACAATACAACTATTGGTAATGGTGTCACATCTATTGATAGTAGCAATAATGAAACAGTTGGAATAGGAAGTACTTATCTTGATAATGTTTATTATATTCATTCACTAAATTATGTTTCAGTTGGTTCAACAAGTGCCGAAATTGTATCCAATATTCTTTCAACAACTTCAGTAAGTGGATTATCAACAGGTCTTGCAAAATTTGCTGGTAGATTCTCTTGGGGAAGAATTTCTGGGTTTAGTAGATCTACAAATCCAATTTCAATTGGAGCAAGTGGTTACACTATAAATCCGGGATTATCGACATTTGCAACTATTCAAAGACGTGGATATGGATTAAGAAATATTGGTCCCCTTAAAAAGGATCTGGGTTAATTATAAATAATGA